TTTAAATGCTATTAATTTATCAAAGTATTTAGATAGTACTAATGAATTAGGATTTCCAAAAAGCTGGTTTTATATGGATGCCGGGATTGAGCATTACAGATTATTAGCTTATATCAGCACGTTATTAAAAGATGCCGAAATCCTAGATATTGGAAGCTATCAGGGAAGCTCTGCTATTGCATTATCTTATAATAAAAAGAATAAGGTAATAAGCTATGACATTGTTCAGCAACCCGAGATAACGGATATTAATATACCTAATATCCGATTTGTAAAAGGTGATGTATTAAAGCATAATATAACCGCTCCTTTTATTTTGCTAGACACTTACCATAATGGAGATTTTGAGAAAGAATTTGTAAATCATTTGATTAAAATAAATTACAAAGGGATTGTCATGTTTGATGACATTTACCTAAATGCAGAAATGACTAATTTTTGGAATGGATTAGAAAATGAAAAATACGATCTAACAAAAGTAGGTCATTGGAGCGGTACCGGAATAGCGATATTTTAATATGAAGATAGCAAAGTTTTTATGGCGCATGGTATTAAGTAGCCTATGCCTATTAGGTTTGAGTTTTATTGTTTTGGCAATCATAGGATTAATTAAATATATATGGTAAATCTTTTTACATCCATCTATACAGATAAAAGCGAGGTAAGGCAAAAGGAGTTAATTTATTGCCTCAATAAAAATTTAAATAATATTCACATTGATAAAATTTATCTACTAGTTGAGGGTGTTGTTGATTTGCCAGTATCTGATAAATTAGTCATTATACCTTTTGGCAGACCTACCTATCGGGATTTCTTTGAGCTTGTTGATCGTACTGTAACTAACAAAGATGACATTTCGATAATTGCCAATACTGATATTTATTTTAATCATACATTAAGTAAAGTTACTTTGGCGGATCGGCAATGCATAGCATTAAGCAGATGGGATGATAAACCAGGAGGCCTAAGATTGCATAATGAAAAATACAGTCAGGATGTATGGATATTTAAGGGAAAAATACGAAATGTTAATTTTTGTGATTTCTTTTTAGGTATTCCCGGATGTGATAATAGAATAGCCTATGAGCTTAAGCACGCTGGATATACGTTGTATAACCCAGCTACTAAAATACAAGCTATCCACTACCATAGAAGCGATCTGCATAATTATGATGGCAGAACGTTAAAAATACAAAGACCTTATTTATTTATAGAGATAACATGAATATCCTACTATCTCCAGGCATATATTTGCCTCACCAAAGGGCAGGATCTGAAATCTACTTGCATCGAGTTGTTACCTACTTAATAAGCAAAGGCCATAAAGTAAAGGCAGTTACTAGATGTCCAGAGAATTACAATTTTGAGGGCATAGAGGTTTACAAAGCCAAAGATAATTACAAAGACTGCCATAACGATTTATGGGATTGGGCCGATTTGGTATTTTGCCAACTTTCAGGAACTTACTACGCCATGAATAAGCAGAGGTTAAAATCTAAGAAAGTAATAAATTTTGCACATAATAACGTAGGCTATCCGCAAGTTAATATCAGGCCGAATGTGTACACAGTTTATAACTGCGAGAATACAAAGCGAGAATTAAACTACAATCAAGAAACCTATACTCTTTACGCTCCGATAAATTACCGAGATTATTCTACAGATAGGCCAAATGCAGAATGTGTTACTTTGATAAATCATAACGAAAATAAAGGCGGTCAGATATTGATTGAGATAGCAAAGCGCATGCCTCATATTAAATTCATGGCGGTGCAAGGCGGTTACTATCACCAGATCAAAGATGAGAAGATCACTAATATAAAATATGTGCCTATGGTAGATGATGTACGCAAATATCTAGCAATGACAAATTTGCTGATTGCACCATCAGAATATGAAAGCTACGGCATGGCTCAAATAGAAGCTCTGTGTTGTAATATTCCAGTTATAGCATCTGATATACTAGGATTTAGAGATAGTCTAGGAGATGCAGGTATATTCGTTAAGAGGAATGATATAGATGCATGGATAGATGCTATTAGTAATATTGTCAGTATAAAGACTAAATTAACACCAATTCAAAGAGCAATGCAATTAGATCCTACGCAGGAATTGCCTAACTTTGAAAATTGGTTAAATAAAATTTGTAATTTAGCATTATTATAATGGAAAAAAAAGAGTATCTAAAAGAACCCTTTAAACCTAAACAGAATGGATCAGTTGAATGTAGTAAGCCTTTCACAGGCAAAGATGTATCTAAGACTAGACGAAGATTATATCATAGAGGATGGATTGATTACCTCATTGATAAAATCAGCCGTTAATCAGGCCGAGCAGTTTACTCTGCAAGTGCTTTGGCAGAGAACCTTAACGGCAATCACTCCAGCAACTGGAATATTAAGGATATTTGATTATCCTATTGTATCTATTGAAAATGTAAAAGATCCTGATTTAACTACTCTGACATTTGAAACGATAGAAACTCAAGCCTATACAGAGGTAATATCTGGAACGGCTGGATTAAATACAGTTACCTATGTGGCTGGTTATGGATGGAATTACGATGGCGGATCAGATGTACCTGATGACATCGAAACTGCAATAAAAACAATGATTGCCTATTATTATGAAAACCGAGATAATCCAGTTGTTGGAATGCCAGCTTTGGCTACTATGTTACTATCACCTTACAGACGCATAACACTATTCTAATGAATCCAGGCAAACTAGATAAACGCATTACATTTGGCACGTTCACATCGGTTGAGAATGCCTTTCAGGATTACGTGATTACCTTTGTGCCTGTACTAGCTACGTGGTCGCATATAAAGCCGTATGATGGCAGTAGGCAATCGCAAGCACAAGAGCAGGTTATAAACCAGACCTTTAAATTTACAGTCCGTTACAGGCGAGATTTTGCACCTACAAAGGATATGCGAATTAAGTATGAAACAAACTATTTTACAATCCACTCTATAAAAAACCTAGACGATACATTTAGGTTTTATGAAATTTTAGCATCGGTAACTGATGATAATAATGGCATCTAAAATAAATATATCTAAATTGTTATCTCAAATTTCAGCTTTTGGCGTCGATGCTAACAGAATGGCAGTTGCCGTTACTAATGAAACCACTCAAAGTATGGTTACGCAAGCGCAGTTGAGAGCGGTGGTTGGATTATCAGGTCAATTAAGATTATCCATAGGTAAAACAACCGCAAGGGTTGGTTTTAATACTTCATTCTTTTTTGCCAATGCACCTTATGCTCCCTATGTTGAATTTGGTACTGGTGGTACTGTTAGTATTCCTAAAGGATTTGAAGCTATGGCTGGTCGATTTAAAGGCAAAGGAATAAGGAAAATTAATCTTAGGCCTAGACCATTTTTTATCCCCAGCTACCTAGAAGGAATCCAGCAATACCCTAAAACATTAAAAAAAGTGCTTGAAGTTGAAACGCGAAAATATAATAATAAAAAATAGTTATATTTGACAAATGAAGGATGCCAATTTAGCAATACTGAATGCCTACAAAACCAAACTAGCTAGTTTAATAGTTGGCGGAGTTACCATTCCGGTATATAGTAAGTCAGCACCTTTGAAAAACGTACCAGCTAAATATGTAATTTTGTCTAGTCAAACGAGATTACAGAATCAAACTAAGTGCGGATATTGGTATCTTTGTACTATAAATGTGCAAATAGTTACTAGATACCCGAATGGCACTGGAGATTTAAGTTTTGCAATGGTAGTGAGTGAGGAAATACAAAACAGAATACAGGCTACTAATTTAACATTGAGTGACTTTATTAATGTTGAAACTTTGCAATTGTTAACTAATGAGGTAACTTTAGAAACAGAAACGGAAAACGTATTCCAATATATATTAACTTTTCAACACAAATTAAATAGAAATTAAAATGGCAGACGAGCAATTTTACGCAGGTAGTTTATTCATGCTATACATCCGCAATTCAGGAACCTGGAAGCCGGTAGCATGTTTAACCTCAAATGGTTTAAGCGAAACTTGGGATTTCGCGGAAACAGTTACTAAATGCGATCCGGGAGTAACCAGACGCAAGCCGACTACTTATAGTTATGAGATTCCTTTTGAAGGAGTTTTTACAGATACAAGCGGTGCAGGTGGTGATACTGCAAAGGCATCATGGGATACTATCAAAGGTATTGCAAGAGCTAAAAC